TTGCAGTATAACCCGAAGCAGTGTTTTCAGCACCCCCACCGATTGTGGAGAAATTACAAGAAGCAATATTGCTTGCGCCCCCTCCAATAATAGCATATAGTCCCGAATTTGTATTACAATACCCTCCACCAATAGTTGAATTATATCCACTTATGAAGTTTGCCCTACCGCCACTTATGTTGGAATAAGAATTGTTTGCATAATTACCTAATCCACCACCAATGCTTGAATAACATCCGCTTGCAGTGTTTGAACCTAAACAAGGTTCTATACCTGTAGCATTAGTGTTATATTTGAATGGATCTGATGCGCCAGCAGATGCTGTTACTTGTGTCAGATATTGTATTTGTTTAGCGATTTGCCACAATAGGTTTGATTCTGTTCCCCAACCTATTTGTTTACTTGGTATAGCCATTTTCTTTATAATTTATTAGTTATCAAAGATATTAATTTATATCTAATGTTATTGTTATGAAACCAAAAAAGAGAACGTATGATGTATAGTCATACTTCTCATCAGGATATAGGACTTCCCATCCTATTGCTAGTCTGTCGTGTGGCCAATGAAATGATATTTCTAATTGCCAATCATTCATCATCCTTGTCCTTTGTTTAATTTCTTGTATAGTTTAGAAGATTTAAGTTTTGATGTATTGCTCTTAGCATGAACACCAGGACGACTGATCGTAGGTTTTAAAATCTTTTCTGCTGTGTTGGTTTGTTTTGCCATTAGTTATTATTTATAAGGAGCGTATGCAGTTTTTCCACCTTGCTTAAATGCTTTCAAAACTTGCTTACGTTGTTTGCCTGTTGATTCGTATGATACGTGTACCCAATCAGGATTGGAATCTGTACCAAATTCCCAAATGAGCTGATCAAAATTTAGATGTTGCTTAATGAAATCAAAAACTTGCTTATTGGTAATTGATGTACCATCTACATCAATGTCAATTGCTTCACCAGAACAATGTTGGCTTGATGAACTACCCTTGATAAACTTATTAAGAGCAACGCTTCTGTACCCACTTGATATATGAATAGGAACTTTGAAGTGTTCTCTGATAGGTTCAAATACTTTTTCAGCTAATAGCTTAAAGTTTTTCAAATGTTCTGCTGTAGGTTCATTGCTGATCCCATTGCGTTTTGCTGATTCACTTCTTGTAACCTCAGCAAGTGATAAGTGTTTACTTAATTGCATTTAGTTTATTTTAGTTTGATTTTCCAGTATGCACCTGCGCCATAGGTTATAGATCCATCAAAGTTAACACCAACGTTAACTTGATAGATATGATCTTTCTTGGTCTTGTATAATATACCAGGAGTGATGAATTGTAGTTGGGAGTCATCTCCAAATAAATTACCACCTATGTAAACTTGTCTGACAGGATCAGCAGGTTTAGTAATCGTTTTAGTTACAAATGGAATTTTATAATTAAAAATCTTAGTTCTCTTTCCAAGTTTGTTCAACCACACAGTATCAATCACTGTAACAGTTCCTAGAGAATCAAGTTTTATTGTATCTGTGTACACTCTCTGTAGAGTGTGTTGTTTCAAGAGATAATTAAACCTTGCTTTGCAAGTGTCTATGTGTTCTCCTGGTGTGTATTGTGGTCCTTTAGGAGGATCTCTATGTACTATTTGTATAACAGGAACTTCTTTGATTAATGTGTCGTGTGTCACTTTCCAAATAGTGTCATACTTAGTTGCAACAGAAGGTTCTGTAACTACTTTGTTAGTACATGATCTTTGTAAGACAATGATTCCAGCTAATGCTGCTATAACTATGTACGTAAAGTTTATCTTCATTATTCCTTAATGTCGTCAATATCACCTTTTAATTCTTTTGCTCTGCTAATTGCTCTTTTCAAAACCTGCCAAATATTTATCTTAAGAGCAGATTCTACATTCTCTTTAATTGATGTGAGCTCTACTAGAATAAGAAGAACACATGCAACTTTTGTAGAGAAGAACTGAACTGAAAGAATGTTCAGGAACAATTCATTTAATAAAAATTTATCGATTGGGTAGAGGACAATGATTGACACCTCATAAAGAACCATTTTGCTTATTATATTGGACAATTTTCTACTACGAATGGATTTCCATCCACCTAATTTAACTGATTTATAAATACCTGTGAATGTGTCTAGCAAGATTGCTAAACCTACAGCCATAACTAACTGTTGAATTGGGGCAAAGAATAAGAGTAGGGCTGCTAATAATTGTAAAAGAAATGTTCTCATTTAAGGAGCATTAGAGGTTAATATTACATCTAGCAAATATAAATGTTATATTTGAAATGACGAAGTGGTAAAACCATATTTCATGCATAATATAGCATAAGGTAAATATATTTTCACCCCCACTCTTTGTTAGAGAATGAGAGCTTTTATATATTCATTTAGATAGTTAGTGAACAATCTTAAGGAAGTCTCCTGTACGATAGATCTGACCAGCAACTAAGCCAGCAAATATAGCAGCTGAATTGTTTGCATACTGAGGTGTTACTAGAGGTGTAGTTAATACAAGACTCCAATCAGCAGCTCCTGTGCCTATAGCTTTAGCAAAATACAACATAGACTTAGCTGTATTCAAATAAGTTTGTCCTAGATAAGTAGCAGAAGTGCTAGGAGCAGTGGTACCAGATAATGGTACTAAGTTAGTATTTATCTTAGCCAATATAGATTGCAAGTCCTCTAAAGGATTTACTTTTATGTTGGTAAGATAGGGGCCATTGTATATGATACATAAAGCATTTTCATACGTGGCGCAGGTTGGGCAAATTGCAGCTGTTCTCATTTAAGTAAAAATTGTTTATTATAAGTTATTGATGTTTATTATCTTCTTGACTCAGTGGTAACTTTGATTCCTTGTTCTTTAGCAAATTCAGGATATAGATAGGCAAGGTATTCGTTTTGAAATTGAGAAGCCACAGGAACTATGTTGATGAAATATTTAAGAGGATGTGCTTTATCAATCATCTCTTCATTATCTGTTGCTTGCCCATACGCTTCTCTACTTGTATACCACATTATATCTCCTATTCTTGTTAACAGGTTTAATGATGGAAGTACAGATCCTTGGGTCATCTTCTCAAATGATAGAGGGTTGTAATAGAACGTAATCTCATCAGACACTTTGTTTACAAGTTTTAGATACCACTTGTATTTATTTTTTTCTTCTGCTGTAGCATCTTCTGGTGGTTCAGCAGCTTTAGCTGAAAGTACTAAAGCTATTACACCAAGCAATAGATATAGTTCTTTCATCTGATTAGCTATTTGTTCTCTGATAAGATCTTGGAATTCTTCTTCTGTAATCTCTAACTCCTGACCAGTCTTTCTAAAATAGTCTAATCGTTTAGCTTCAAGAATTTCATTAATCATCTGTAGTCCTTCATCAGTGCCAGTTATAATGGCTCTCATTTTTGATATGTTTGTCCAACCTACACTTTGCCAGGTTTTGAAAAACGCTCTAGTTCTACCATACTCCCACTTATCAATCTCAGCATTTTTATTGATTCCTATAGAGTGTTCAGAAACTAATTTAGGAATCCAGTTCTTGAACATCATGAACGATGTGAATATAGCATCTCTTCTGTATCCAGCTTTATTGTCTTCACTCATCTGACCATTAAGCTTTCTACCAAATTCAACAATCATTGTTCTGAATTTAGCAAGTTCTGTATCACTAACTCCTGGAATTACCACCTCATCATTCTCAATCTTTGCTATCTTATCTAAAGAAGAAGATTCTTTTAAAGCTTTTGCTCTTTCATTAAATGATTTTTCTAAAGCTTTTCTTTCACTTTCAGACAATCCTTTTCTAGCATTTCTGTCTTGTTGTTTCAAGTATTGTCTTATGTTTACAATCTTACCATCTACTACCATTGAGTTGTCAATGATACTCATCGCATTGGAAAATTGTAACTTTCTTTCAGCAAATGAGTTGGTTGACATCATCACATCACTAAATGTCCATGTGCCTAACCATTTACCAAACCCTTCTTTCTTAGCAATCTTTCTTCTTTCTTCAGTGGTGACATCTTCATTCAATGGTACAACAAGGTCTAGAAGTCCTTTCTGTATAACACTAAAGCCATTTCCTGTAACCACTTTGAGATTGTTCTTTTGGAATTCTGAGAATGAATACAAAGTTCCTTCATTAACAAATGCTTGGAAGTTATATCCCATAAAGTTGGCTGCAGCAATAAGAGGTTTAAGACCAACAGCAAGTGCTCTAGTTAATGTATCAGCGTTACTTAATAGCTTTTTAGCATTAACTGTTTTAGCTGCTTTGTCTTCTTCTGTCTTACCAAGTTTTTCTCCAAGAGTAGAGAATCCAATATTTCCTATAGATCCAAGATCTTGTCCTTGTTTATATAAGTAATCATCAATGATGGTTCTTAATATATCAGCATTCTTATTTTCTGCTTCATTCACACTAAGTTCTCCATCTGTAAACTGAACAGCACCATTCTCAATTATAAGACTTCCTTTGGCTTTTTCAACAGCATGTAGTGTAAGAAGAGTGTTCTCTAAGTTCTTAGCACTTTCGTATTCTAATAAAGACTTAATCCATAATGCTCCCACTTTATTAAGATCAGTGGACAGCTGGTTCATAGTCTTATCTGTCTGAGTGTAGTATTTAGGAATAGATTTTCTAACCTTTCCTGTCTCAGGATCAATTTTAGAAAACTGATTCTGTTCGTTTATTCTAGTTTGATAGAAGTCTGTCCATAAAGATTCTTTAGCCTGTGCAGATATATTGTCTGACTGTGCAAACTTCTGAAGCATTGTAGCTTCTATTAATGGGAAAAATGAACTTCCTTGTTTATCAAGGTATCCCATTTGTTTAGCTTTATTATTTAAGTCAGTGAAGAATTCCCATACATCATGAGCAGCTTTGTTTTTACGTAATATTTCATACTCTTTAGAATAGTGCCCTTCTTCAATCATTGTTTCTCTAAACAACTGTTTGAATCTGTAATTGTCATATCCATCAAAGTTTTCACTACGTATATCTAATGAGTCTCTCAACTTAGCTTTTCTCCAAGTTCGTTGTAACTCATCCTCTTCTCCATCAACTGAGAATACAGTTTTATCTAGTTCTGCTATTCCTTTTTCAATTGCAGCATTAGAAAGTTTAACATACTCATCAACGTTCATGTTCTTTAAGTAGAAGTTTTTATCTCCTGTTTCTCTAGCACGTGTAAGATCTTCCCAAAATTGTTTGTCAAACTTTCTAATAAGGTTTAATCCTGTAGGAGACATTGTTCCAATTAGATCAAATGCTTTCACCCCTCTAGCTGAAGCTTCTTTCTCTAATGCAATGAGTAGTTTTTCATACTCTTTCATCTTTCTTGCAAACTCAATGTTCACAAGACTCTTAGCATTCATAAGCATATTAGAAGCAAGTTTGATGATCTTAGCAGAAAGTCTAGATCCTTCTAAGAATGTCTTAGCAAAACCATCTACTTCTTTCTCAGCTTGTAATATAGTTGCTTTTGTTGCTTCTGTTGTAATTCCTTCTTTAACTCCTAAGTGTACAGCATATTGATTTTGTAATTCAGAAATCTCATTCAACATTCGAGCTGCCATAGAAGAGATGTGTTCTAACTCTTTTAATGTAGCTTTGTTATCATCACTCATTCCTTCTCTTGTATATTCAGAAAGAAAGACTTGGTCCATTGAAGTAAACTTCATTGCACTTACAGCATACTCATTTAAATCTCCAAGTCTTTTATCTAAATCTTCTTTACTTATTGTAGCATAGTCTATTTTAGCAAAGTCATCCAATGCAAGTCTTGCATTGGTCATGAATGATTTACCTACATTTACAAGAGGTAGGAAGTTTAATTTAACATGTAAATTACGAATAGCATCACTTAACTTATTGATCTCTAGTATTTTACCATATCTATCTTCAGCAGCTACTGGTTTCTTGTATAGTTTTTCCCATTGCTCTCTCAATGATTTAAGAAGAGAGTCAACCTTTGGGTTACCTGTAGATTCTGAATTGATAGGAACAGGAAGTAAGTATAGGTGAGTTTCTTCTAAAGAGTTAAGTTTACCTATCTCCATAGATGTAGGTGCAGAGAATCCACTTTGAGGCTTTCCTTCAACAACATAGTTGTAGTTGATGACAAAAGGAATCATCCTAGCCTTTCTTAATTGGTTAGGTTGCAATCCATAGTTGTAAAGAATCTTAGTGTATTCACCCATCTGAGCTTTCCAGTCTTTCTGTTTGCCCCAGTGAATATCTTCATCTCTACTTTTGTTTACAGATGTGGTCTTCCAGTCAAGGATGTCCACTTTAACATCATCTGTACCATCTTCTTTCTTGTAAGGTTCAATAGCCATAAAGTCAACTGCAGATGCAAGTTTACCTTTTATCTTTTCATTTATCACCTTAGCTTCTAATATGAAACGTGTACCCTCACCATATGAATTAATAAGCTCTATAGAAAATGCTTCTACTTTTTCTCTAACCTTAGGTTCAAGTTTGTTTGTTATAGGATCAGTTAATGGTGTTTGTCTCTTATATCCATCTTTGTCAATAAGATTGTTAGTGATAAATTTGTATATATAATCATGTATCTCTGTTCCCCAGTCTTTCTTTTGATCATCTAAGAACTTATCAAGATCACTTCTTTCGGGCATTTTACTTTTTCCCTTAAGTGTAGCTGTAACAGAAGGAATCTGTTCAGGAAGATCATCAAGTGTGTAGTGTCTTGGTACCACTTTACCTGCTGGATCTTTCACTTCATCAACCACTTTCAATCTACTATTGAAATTCTTAACAATGTCGTATAGTCTATCTACAACAGAGTTCTTCACTTGATAGAATACACCACCATTAGTAATTTGAGAAATAACACCACCTACATTAGCAGACAACACTGTACGTGAAGCTTGTTGGAATATATCTATATTAGATTTTCTATATTCTCCTCTAATGAAATCAAGAATGGCATCCCACCATCTTTGAACCATTGATCTATCTTTCTCGTATAACAACTCAGGGAACTGTGTAGAGCCTTCTGATTGGTTAACTATAAGTTCAGCTATAAGTTTATCTACAGCTTCTTTTTTAATCTTTCTAATGTCTGGTTTACCATTAGATAATTGATATGCTTTCTTGCCTTTATACGCTTTGAGTGTCTCATCGTAGATTTTAAATCTATCGATTTTAGAAATCATCTGTGTAACAAGTCTTGGGTTGGTTTGTTCTAATATAGCTGTAGCCATGTGCACCACTTCTTCTGTCAAAGCATATCCTTCCATTCCTTGAGCAATAGCAATCACTCCTTTCATAAGGTCAGCAAGTCCATTGATTCCTTTAACATCTATATCAGGATTACCTTTAGCGTATTCATTTAGCTCTTGTATGTCTATACCTAATTGCTTAGCTACATTCTTCATTGTAGCCACTGTCTCAGCAGAAGCTTTAGATGCAGCCATCTCTTCTGCTTGATAAGCAATAACTTCTTCAGGATTGATATTAGATTTAGGAAATGACTTAATCTCTATATCATCTAAATTAGGGAAGTTATCTAAACCATTAGATTCCTGCCACAAAGAAACCTTTGCAGCAAGAACTATTGGATTGATATTAGATTGTTCAGCTAATGATATGAACTCTGGTGAGCTTCTGTTTACGCAGTGTGCCATATTAACATTCGTTTATTTTATTTTTCTCTTCTTGAGATAAAGCATCCCATTCTTTTTGTGATATACTATCAGGTTTATTGATTGTTCTAAGTTCTTCTCTCACTTCCATAAGTAACTTAGAAAATCTTCCTTTATCTTGTTCTACTCCTCTATTTTCGTGTGTAAGAATAGAATCACCTGTTGCAAGAAGTTTAGCAAGTGCTTTTGGATTCTGTTCAAATGAAGCTTTTAATAATTCTTTCATTATCTTAGATGAATTTTTATCCCAAGCTTTTGTATCTAATCCTTTAATCTTTCTACCAATTTCTCTAGCTTCAGCACCTGTAGCATTTTGTAATTTTTGAAATAGTACATCTCCTTCATTTGTTAATGCATTATTTGATTTGGTTCCTGTTATATTAGAAAAATATAATTTATGTGCTTGAAATGCTCCTTCTACTGTATTAAATTTTTCATTTGTTAAATTATCTATAAATGGTCTAACAGCAAAGTTACTTAACTCAGTATTCTCTTTTGTACCTGCATAGATATTTATTTTTTCATTACTATCAGGTTTATTAGTTTCTCCAATTGTAGCACTTACCATTTGTGTTGTACCTAGAAGAGCTAATTCAATTTCACTGTCTTCCACTTCTCTCATCACTTTCATAAATCCGTTATCTAATACAGATGATTTTGATACTGTTGATTTAGTATTCAAAGGAAACTCTTTACCATAAAACTCTTGAGCTCTAAATGAATCTCCCCAAGAATTAACCATTTTGTATACATAGTTGAAATACTTTCTACCATCAAATTCTGATTCTTGTATCAAAGGAACTCGTACACCTTCATCATTTTTTCTATACACTTTTTTGAACAATCCTTTAAAAACATGAGACGTATCTCCTGTTCTTCTAGCTTTGATTCTTTGAGCGTTAGTGATTTTTCCTTCATATGTATATACAAGAAAATCACTTCTACCTTCTCTAGATAACATTGATGATACAATCATTTCAGGAAGATCTCCCTTAAGCATTTTCTGTTTAAGATTTTCACTTAAGAACTGTCTTTCTGGATAGTACCAGTTTCCAGGAGTTGTTTTACTTTGTTGCAATCTTCCTTTTTTAAACGGTACAATATCATTATTGCTCCAGTTATTTCTTTCAAGAATATTCAATGTATTAAAGTCAACTAAGTTAGGTATATTTTCTAACGTTGACAATGTTTGATTATAAAATTCTTTGAAATCATCATAAGGAAGAAGGTTAGTGAAAGCAATAGGAGAGTTAGTAAGTCCTGATTGTATTACAGCAAGTCTAACAAGCTTACCATAAAGATCTTTATTCTCATCACCAAGCTTTTCTTTTAACTCATTGAATGCATAGATAAGCATGTTTTGATCATACACCTTGTTACTTTTTCCTTTAATAGATAGATTGTCTACACCAGGAATGAACATGTTCATCATTCTTCTAGCTTCTTTAGGTGCATACCCCATCTTAACCAACAACTCAAGGCTGATACTTTCTCTTGGATATGTGTTACCATCTTTTAATTTGTATTCATCCAATACAATTTTCTTACCACTTTCCAACTGCAATGAGTTAAGAATCATGTTGTTATATAAAGGATGGTCTTCATCTTTCATCACTTGATCTCTGAACGCAATGATTTGTTTAGCAGCACTAGCTTCTGTTGAATTACCTAATAAGATTCTTTTAACAGAGTTATTAAGTTTTCTATTATTCTGTACAGCCCAATCAAAAAGATTGTTCACTGTTTTTTGACTCACCTTAATAAAATCTCTATCAGGTAAATTAGTATATGGAAGCAATGCAGTTTCCATTACACTTCTGATTTTTGGTCTATCAGAGATTAAGATTTCAGCAAACGCATCACGTGCACCGAATATAGCATCAGCAGTCTTACCTACAAAAGAGTTTTTAAGAATAGCATCTACAGCAGGTATCACTTCACCTTTATCATTTATAGAAGAGAATATTGTATTTCTTGCTTTCTTTAACTGTACTTGTTTTTTAGTTATTAAATATGGGTCATTGATTGTAGCTGTATCATAGTTAGTTGCTTGTGTTATTTGCAATGTATGATTAGCCATCATAGCATATTTCAAGAACTCATCCAATATAAATTGTTGTTGAGCTAACTCAGTAGGATTCATATCCTCAGCAGACTTACCAATCATATTGAATAATTCTGTTTCACTAGGAATAGATGTTACTGGTGCAACGTCATCACCTATGAAATCATATTTAGCATTATCAACAAAGTTATCAATGAACAACCATGAGTAACCTCTGTTCTCTAATGATTTCAAATAGCTACGAACAATTGGTTGGTTCATGAAATATCCTACAGTATTGATAGGCACACCAATTTTAGCTAAGAACAACCACGTAGAAGCTACGTTAGGGTTAGCTCCAAGTCTCATAATCCATGGTCCCTTAGCAATATCAACATATCCATCAATGAACTGTCCAATTGTATCAGATATAAATGTTTTACCATCAGCACTTTTGATCATAGATAGTGTGGCACGTTTCACTCCATTAACCATAACTGAGTTATGTTCTTTAAAGTTTATTCTACCATCACCTAACCAGTGCTCATCTGTTTCATCAACTACTGTTTTTAATTTAGTTGGATCTACAAAAATAAGACTACGTTGATTTTGAGAGTGGTTAGTTTGATTTACAGCAGCAATACCAATTGCATACTTACCAGACACAAATGCATGTCTTAGAGAAGTCATAAATGATCTACTCAACATGTTTCCTACAGCACCATAGTCTATCGGAGGATTACCAAGTTTCTCATTTATCTTTGCTGATAAATCTTTAAGTTCTTGTGCAGAGTTAGGTTTGATTAAGTTCTCAAAGTTAAGATCGTTAGAGATTATTTTTTGTAGAGAATTTATATATTCATTCTCTAATGACTGTCTGTAAAGATCATCAATAACATCTTCTCTTTGGAATGAATATTCTTCAGGGAAGATTGCTTCCATTAACTTATCTACAGATTCTCCTTTTTGTAAAAGTTTTTTAGATCTTAAATACTCATTGAATTCTCCATCATCGTACATCTCACCAAACTTAGCAATAGCTGCTTCACCTATACCTAAGTAAGGAACCACTTTAGGTTTTTTGTTATTACCAGGATATATGTTTTTCAAATAGATTGACAACTTATCAATATCAAAATCCGATCCAGCTTTCATAACAAGTTCTGAAGGAATAACAACTGAGTCTTTATACCCCTGAGGTAAAAACTTAGCTATCTCAAATACATCAATAGAGTTTTGTTTCTGTGTAGGAATACGGAATGCCACACCCATGATAGCTTGAAACTCTTTCTTGCCTTCTGGATCATTGTTGAAATAGTTGATAAGTTCTTCATCAGACATATTTGATTTGAACCATCTGCCCACCATTATCTGACAAACGTTTATTGATTTACCATTCTCATTTCTAGTATAGAATCTAAGTAGGTCAGAGCTGTAAACATTTTTACCTTTAACTAGTTGTTGTCCAGGTCTTTCTGATTCTAATAATGTAGAAGGAATCTGCACCTTCATACCTCCAGATATTTTAGGAGATACAATATTTTTATCAGCAATAGAATATAGAATGTTTCTGATTTGTTGATATGCAGGTGTTGCTTCTAACACAACGTCACCATCTTTAAATCCATTAAGAGCATCAGTGATATTATCATTCACTTCTCGTTTTAAGATTTCATCTTTTAACGTATCAGTTAATTTTTTAATATCAGTTATTTCAAAAGTTCTTTTACCTTTATTGTCAACACTTTCTGTAATACCAAGTTTCTTAAGAAGAGATTTATATCCTTGCTCTATCTTAGCTTCTAATAAGTCTTGGTTATGTTTGATGTCTTTGTAGAGTTCAGATTGTTCTAATTTTTGTTCAGGAGATAGTTTCATCCATTTAACAAATCTAGAATTGAAATCTTTATTCTCAGCATCAAAATCAATTGGTACACCAGCTTGCATGAAGTCTAATGTAACAAGTTTTGTAATCTGAGAACCCTGTGTTACACGAGGATCATCTTTAGAAGGAATCTCTGCTTGTACACCCATGATTGAGAATGGTATATTTGAAACCGCTTGTTTTTCATATATATCATCTTGAGCACCAACCTCTTCAAATGGTGTATCATCAAACTTACCATTCTTATCGTATAGAGGAGAAATCTTTTCAGCACCCACTTTAACTCCTGTTTCATATACAGCATAGTCAATGTTCTCACCCTGCATCTTGTCATACAACTTGATAGCATTTGAGTCAGGATTCATTTTATGAAGTAGTCTGAATGATAAAGGAAGAAGTGCAAATTTATGTAATACAACATCATTGTATTCTCTACCATTGTTTTTGTTACCAGATACAATAGGTTTTCTAGGGGTGTATGTACTTGCCACCTCAGGACTGTTTCTATCAAACTTCTCTATTTCTCTTTTACTTGCTCCAGACTTAACAAGATCTTCGTACGCCATATCATGTCGATATTGAGCTTCATTAGCTTCAGTCCATTCTCCAGAACGTATTCCAAATACACGATTAGCTTTGTCAAGAATGTATCCACCACCATCAGTTTCTTTGTATGGATCATAATCTTTAAGCTCATTAGAACTTAATACATCACCAAGAGTGATTGTTCTGAAATACTCTACTGAGAAATCAGTGTAACCAGCATCTGTAGGTTTGAATCCTTTGTTGTAAATTTCATCAAGTGCAACATTAATATCATCAGATCCAGCCATAAGAGCTTGTCTAGGGGATAAGAAGTTTTTGATACGTTTCAACTCATCAGAATATTGATAAGGATCTGAGTAGATAAGTTTGTGCATCTCAATGTTAGCTATCATATAGTTAACTGATAACATTTGAAGTTGTTCAGTTAAGGACTTATCAGTTAAGTCTAACTCATTATTAAGTTTAATGTCATCGATAGTTAATCCTTCAGATCCATAGTATACAATACCATATCCTCTAAGAAGATCTTCTGTATCTGCTGCATCCTTTTTAATGAACTCATCTACAGAAATATTTATCTGAGACTCAAATTTTTTATAAACTTCTTCAGGAGAAACGTTTTTATATTTTTCACCAGTGATTATATCATTAAGCTCTTCTCCTAGTATAGCTTTGAAGAAACGTAAGTCTGTTGCTTTTTTACCTTCTACAACAAAACGTCCTTTGTCTCTAGAAAGTTCTAACTCAGACATGAAATAACCTTTGAATATCTCACGATAATCTTTATCTAAGAATGATTGGTTGTCTACAAAATTAAGCATCTTAACAGCCCATTCAATCGAAGCATCACCAGGTACAAGATTCAAATAGTATCCATTCAAGTTAAGGTTGATTTCTTGAATCAATCTTTCTTTAGATGTAAGCTTAGAAGATTCTTTCTTTACACCACGAACTTGATTATCCATACCATCAATGTATACAGATTTTAGATAGTCTTCTGTACCAGTAATACGTTTACCTGTTCCCTTTGTAGGATGCAAGTTAAACATGCTCTGCATCATCACACTTCCTCTAGCAAATACATCATTACGTAAATATTCATATTGCTTGTAAGCAGGATTACTTGATAGTTCAGTAATGTTGTTCAATTTAGAAAGAACGTTATGTAAACTACTTAATGCATTCACACCAATGTAAGTTTGTGTACGTTCTCCATTCATATTGAAATATGTACTCTCAAATCCTTTATTCTCAATAACAGCTTGTGTAAGCCCTAATTGTAATAAACGTTTCTCAATGTTCAATGCTCTAGGAGTTAAACTAGCTATACCTCTAGCAACAGTTCCTTCAGCTTCATCCTTAGCAATTTCTGCATCAGTTTTAGCTTTACCCTTATCGTTTAATCTAGCAAACTCATTTTTAATACCTTCTACAGCATCTGTAAAGTTTAATAACTGATTGTCAGTTAACTTCTTTAAGTCTTTAATATTGAACTCAATGCCTAATTCTTTCAATAAGTTTGTATATGTTTCTAATCTAGATCCATTCAACTGCATTGATTTAATCTTATCTGTAGCAAAATATCTTCCTATTTTAGGATCGTAAGAGAAATAATCATTACTAGTTTTGATTTTATCAATCATGCTATTAGTTATATCACGCTTAGCTTGTTTAGCAGCACTAGTTAATGTAGAATCACTAACCACCACTTCTCCACCAGGCAAAATAAACACAGAGATTGCATCAGCATTCTGACTCTTCATAGCTTTCCAAAACGCAGAAATTAAGTCCATTGCATTTTTATCCAATGCTTTAAAATCAATTGCTACACCAGGAGCTACCTTTGTAAGTCTTTTGTATAAGTTTTCATATGTAGGATTTCCTTTAGACATTTCTTTAAGTCTATTCAACATATCATCTGGATTCAAAGAATCGTAAAGGTTGTTTTTCAACTTAATAAAAACTTCATCAGCAGGCATAAGAATAGCACCTCCAATAGAAGAATGTTTAACTTTTAATTCTCTTTCGCCTTTATCATTAACTCCCTCATATGAAACAGGAAGAGTTCCTAGTAATAATTTAACAGCACCATTTGCTTTTCTGAATGAATCAATCTTTCTAGCATCTTGCCAGTCTGATCTTCCAGATGCATCTTCATCACCTAACGTGAGTTCATCATTCTCATCAAACTCTATATTAAACGTTTTAAGCTTCTCTTTATGTCTTTCTATAATAGATTCCCATTGAGCATCTACAGTGTCATATAATGTTCCAATATCGTTGTATAGTTTATCACCTTCTTCTTCAGTAAGAATACCATCTTCCTTATCTTTTTCTATAAGATCACCTTGATGACCAATGATAGCTAATATTCTAACGTTAAGCATTTGGTAAAGCTCTTTCTGTCTAGGTTTAACTATATTGAAAAAGCTTTCTTTTCTCTTTATAAGATCAGTGAGAGTAATGAATGTCATTTCATCAATGATCTCATGTAATTGAGTAGCAGGAATTCCTATCACTCTAAACTCAGAACGATCATCAGCAGAAGCATTCTCTATATCAATTGTTCCAACATTAGCATATGCTAATTGAGACATATAAGGATTGAATGTATTGTAATATCCATTACCTATCTTGTTGAATAATTCTTTTGTATTCTTTTGAGCAGTCTTTCCTGTAAAGAAAGCTTTGATGAAATCAATTAATTGAGAGAACAATCTACCAATTAAACTTTTTGATGAGGTTGGTTTACCTAATTTATCATTAAGGACAGCATCTCTAAACTCTTCAGCAAGCTCTTCTTTGATTTGGAAAGCTGTAGCATATTTATATTCAACAGTCATACCAGTCTCTCTATCTACAAACGTTCCTTGTCTACTAGTAAACTCTTTAAGAATAGCTTCTTTTTCTTTTGCATCAGCAAACATTTTCCATACAGCCTCAAATACCTCGTGATACACTGTACCCACCTCAGCATTTTCATATATATAAATAGCACCGTTGTGAAGCATACCCCAAGCTTGTCTACCATTGGTAGCTTGAATAATGTTCTTCACTCTGTATACAGGAACCATAGGGAAGTTTTTACCCATCCAATCCTCTAATTTAGCCCAATCTTCACCTTGAAACTTTTTACCTTGTTTAGCTAAAGCAACACGCATTGCTGCATCATCAGGACGTTGTGTTCTTTGTCTGCTAGCAAACTTACTTGTTCCACTAGGTTTTGGTGTAGTAGGAGCTTCTTCTGGTGCAGCTTCTGGAGCTTGTTCTTCAATAGGTGCAATATTAGGTGTAAATGGTGTAGCAAGTGCAGGAGCAACTGGAATCTTCATTGCTTCCAATTGTTGATACGCTTTCATGTATATATCATTACCAATTAGCTGTTGAGCTTCTTTTTCAGAAACTCCTTTAGCTTGCATCACTCCTCTTAAGACTTCTTCACCAAAAGAACCAAATTGAATATTAAATCCTTCTCTAGTCTCATTGAACTTCTTACCATCTAATATAAATACTATTTTACCATAGCTTCCTATTTGTACAGTGTTCTCTGCTAATCCATCTAATACAAATGTAGTTTGAGGAGCATCTGCTGCAGGCACTTTAGACTTAGTTTGGAATGCATCTAACTGTGGTCTTAGTTTAGCTATTATAACTGAACCTACAAGATCTTGAGCATCTTTAAGATTTGTTATACCTCTGTCAGTCATCATTGCAGCCATTGTATCTGCATCAAATGTTATAGTGAGTCCTTCATTTCCATTTGTGTCAATGTATTTCTGAGCATCTATTTTAAATGGTATCATACCATACTTACCTAACTTGTAATTATTTTGCCCACCTTCTAAGTCATATACTTTTTGAGTAGGTTGATCAGCAGCAGGAGCTGCTTGTTGAGGAGCTGCTTTATTTATTATAGCTAGTTGTTCATCAATGTATTTGTTTAATAAATACTTACTGGTAATATTCATTACCATAGCTTCATCATTCTCAAATCCTTTAACAAGAGGTGTTAATTCTTGTACTAAAACACCTTGACTTAATGTTCCTTGCCACTTCAAATAATCACCTTCGTTGATTGTTTTGAAGACGTTGTTCATTAACCCTTCAATGTTTTCTTCAGCATTGATTGCTTCTTTAAGTTTCTCTAATGCATTTTTAGCAGAAGGTTGAGCAGTAGGTTGTGGAGCAGTTGTAACTACAGGTGCAGGTTTTGGAATTTCAAAATCATCTGATGTTGAATCCAATGTAAAATAGATCCCTTTCTTATTAGGAAGATTAGAATCAGTCAATGGTCGTATTTGTGTAACTAAAGGAATCTCTTCATTAGTTCTTCCTTCAGCTGATAATAGATATGATTGATAGTTATCCCAATCTTTTGTAATAGGTTTACCATTCTCATCTATACCAAGTATCTCTGTATATTTTTTCTTGAATGATTGTGTATTAACCTTAGTAGCATTTACATTATTGTACATACCTCTAAGGATAGCTTTGATTTCATTTTCTCTAAGCTCTAATCCACTTGGTGTAAAATCAAATGCATCAGCTTTAAGTCCTGAAATAAATAACTTATCGAAAGACTGGTTACCTTCTGTAATAGTTTCGAAAAAAATACTGTTGTATCCAGCGTTCTCTTTTCTTTCTCCTGTTTGTGTATTTCTAGGAATACCCCA